CGAAGGCCCTCGTCATCCAGACCGTGGACAAGGTCCGCGATCTGGAGCATTTCTTTGATCTGATCTTCGATCAGGTCGGAGGAAATTCCTCGGGCGCGCGCGTTCGTCGCGAAACTCGCGAGAGCACGACGCAGCAAGGGGGTCGCCGTTCCATCGAGTACTTGCTCGATGGCCCAAGCATGGTAAACGTTCAATGAACGTAAACTGTTCCTTACATCTGTCATTGACAGATGATAGGCGGGAGCTTCGATTCCCCCCAGTGCAACTGGGAGGTATCGATTTGGTGCCGGAGGGAGGTAAGCCTCCATCCGGTACTCCCACCGAGAACTGAAGATTGGAGTGAAAACACTCCAACCTCCACCGAGCCAGGCCAGCATGCCATGCATCTGACGAGCCTTGCCAATGGCAGGGTTTGGCTCATCTTTCCCTTCATGCTCTTTTGAGCATGGGGAAAGCAACCTCACTTTCATCGCATCGATGTGAGGCTGATCTTCGTACTTCCGGTCCCGAAGGGGAATGTCCACCTTCCAGATCTGGTCTGCACGAAGTCCTGCTATGAGGAGCATCTCCTCACAGTAGAAACCACCTACAGAACTTAAAAAGTTCTGCGGCCACGACACCGACATACCGTTGGCGTCATGGCATCTAGAGATTCTAGATAGGTATCCTTCAGGTCCTTGACCAAAGTGGTCGTCACCTGAGCAAACGAAATGTCTCCAAGGAACTTGGGGAATGCCGTTTAGTTGACGAAGAGTTTCAAAGAACTCTTCATCAGATGCTTCCAGCATGCCATGCTGGTAGCGCAAAAGGGACTCAGCATCTGCACAAAGGTTGTGCAGAGTGAGAACCGCTTTTGCTCCCGGGTCACCCATTAGGATGCCCCGGGATGTGACACGATCAAAGTTTTCTTTGATCGTATCACCCTCGTAGGTACGCCCTGAGCAGAGTAGCTCGGCGCATACCTGGAAGTACGGGTCGGATGACCGACCAATACCTCTATGAAAACCTTCTAGCATTGCTAGAGAGTATTCATGGACACAGAAATCTGTGGCCGTCGTAAGATCCGAAGATAAGAATCGGACTTGCGGGGGTTGAGCGACTTTCGAAAGTCGTTTAACCCATTCAAACATCTGCCAGCCTCTGGTCAAACCAGAAGCAGCAGAAGGGTGCATTTTCATCATGCCAATGACGTGATGGCACCAGGGCTGTAGTAACATTGTTACCCAGTCCTCTGCGACCGTAACGACCCTGGATTTTGCTCCAGGCTCGCCGATAGCAGACGGCCTGATAGAGGGTCTTACTCTACCAAGCCTGAGGGTATCGTTCGAAACGAACGGCGTGCCCTGCAAGCCACCTTGCAGGATACCCTCCTCGATAGACCACTGTAAAAGCTGAAAGCCTGTGGTACTATCGAGCCCAAAAATGGGATCCGAGACTTTGAAATTTTCAAAGTCTAGGTTCACACGATCGTCGGATTCTCCGGCCTCGTGTGAGGCGTCATGTGCAAGTTCAGACCTGCACATGGTTTGCCAGATAGGTCGTTCTGGTAAAGTCCAGTACGATCTTTGGAACCAGGTGGTTGAAACAACCTCCTGTTCCGGGATGGTAGCGGCCCAGCGGCGGAACTTTGCTCCGACCTCCGTTGCCCTACCTCCATCTTTAACACTTACATCAAGTGAAGCACTTGAGGTAAGTGAAAGGTGGCCGTTGGAGGTGTATCCCTCCTCAACGGCCTTCCGTTCACAAAGACGTCCTACGAAGTAGGAAAGGCGCTCCAGGATTTTCC